AGCTGCTGGTTCTAAATTCAATGTTGTACTATTCCATTGTGCAGTAACACAAGAAGTAACTGCAGATGTGATAGAACTAAATTGTCCTTTAGAATAGTCATATAAACCTGGAGGGTCTAATGCTGGTTCGTTACCTTCGTAGAATCTGTCATACAAATCTCTACCTGTGTTATAATCATATCCAGCGTTTGGAGATGCAGGACCATTTGGTGCTCCGTAAGGTGCGTAATGTACTCCTGTGTTGTCATCTTGACCACCACCTGTTTCATAAGATTGAATGTTAGGTACGAAGTAGAATAATTTACCGATTGGTAAGTTCATTGCTTGTACTGAAACGATATCGTTTGCTAATAATTTAGAGAATACTCTTCTAACGATAGGGAAAACAACTGTTTCAAATGCACCTGTATCAGATGTAGATGATGCTTCATTGATTAAAAATGATGCTTGGTTTTCGTATAATTGAGCTACGTTTTCTCTCATGTGACCTTTAAGACCTTCTAAAAAGCCTAATTTGTCCCATTTGTTGATTGTATCTTCTTTGATAACTTTAAGGTGCTTAAGACCGATGTTACCAACAAGACCTGATTCTAATAATGCTCCCATTTTAGTATTTGTTTTGTTTTTTTATTTTATTTTTGTCATCAAATCCTTCATTCTTAAGAATTGTGGATTTTCGTACGTTTTTGATTCAATTAAAGTTGTTGCTGAACCTGAAGACATTGTGTTATTGATTGACTTTTCAACTGATTCATTAACTGATTTAGTTTCTGTTTTTCCTAACTCATCTTTTAAAGATTTGTAAAGATTTTTAGATTCTTTAAGAGTTTCAACATCGTCAAATCTTCTTAAGATATTGATTTTCTCTTTTTTAGTTGTTGAATGTTCTGTAAACAATCTTGTAGCATATGCCAAGTTTGAGTTGAATATAGCAACTTCAGTAAGTTTTTCTCTGAAAACATTTAACGCTTTTCTATATTCTTCATTCTTTTCTCTTAACATTTTTACTTCAGCCTCAAGAGATTCTGTATGAACATTACCTTTACCATAAACATAGTTTCTGTTATCGGTAATACCCTTTCTTAAACCTCTACCTTCTTTTGAACCATTACCATAAGTTCTTGCAGCTTCTTTAGTTTCCGCCTTCTTAACAACTTTTGATTTTCCTTCCATATTTGCTCCCTTCTTGTATTCAAACTTAGCCTTTCCAGTTCCCATTGTTTTAGGACCTTCTTTTTTATCGTCGTTAAAACCACCTTTACCAGATGATTTATAAGAGAATTTAGGACCGTGACCAAGACCAACACCTTTAGGTTTTTTAACTGCTAATTTTTTAGCCTCTCCAACATATTGTGGGTTGTAAGATTCCTCCAAATCATCTTCATCGTCAGACTCATCCATTTCCATTTCTTCAGACTCATCCATTTCCATTTCTTCAGACTCATCCATTTCTTCAGATTCATCCATTTCCATTTCTTCAGATTCATCTAATTCTTCGTCATCAGATTCGTTGAATTCAATTTCATAGACAACTTCGTCCATGTCTTCTTCTTCATCCATTTCATAGTCTTTGTAGTGTCCGTCAACATCACCAAGTTTGTGACCATCACGTCTTTTAAACTCGTGTTTTTTGCTACCCCACTCTTCGTCCATGTCTTCAGTTTCTTCCATTTCTCCACCACCGAAGATTGCGTTAATAACGTCTTCAGTTGATGCGTCTTGACTATCGTTAGAATCATCAAAATTTAAGTCCATGTTTTCTTTAATTTTCATTTTTTTTATTTTTGATTTTTCCTTTGATTCGCCAAGCTTTACAAGATATTCTACATCAGCGTCATTGTCTGTTAAGTGAACGTTTTCACCATCTTTTTTAACGATGATTCCATCTTCTTCACCCATAGCCTTGAACACCTTAAGAATTTCTTCGTCAGAAGCGTCTGTTAAATCTATTGGAGTTTCTTCGGAATCCATGTCCATATCCATGTCCATATCATCCACATTATCTGCATCTAAATCAACGTCATCTTCAACATCAATGTCTGTATCCATCTCTGTGTCTACATCATCTTCTGTGTCATCTACGTCAATTTCAGCATCTAAGTCAACCTCATCTTGTTCAGAAAGAGATTCTTTTACTAATTGATTGATTTCTTCCTTCATAGTAGAAGCAAGTATTCCTTTTGCATTCTCGGCGATAGCTTCTTCAACATTTTTCATTTGAATAAGCGCCTCCTCAACTGGATTTTTTTTAGTTTCTTGCATGAAAATATTTAATTATTTAACTAATAAATAGTGTCAAAACATAAAAAAGTTGATTTTTTATATTTGAACAAATGGTCTATTTTGATATTGTAAGTTTTGTAAGCTTTTTTCTGTTTGAGAATTCACCCAAGAAATTACATAAGCATAAGTATCATAGATTATATAAGATGAAGTTATACTTGTAACATCATCCTTTAAACCTACATTATAAGATTCACTTGAAGATGTATTATTACCAATAAAATTTTGGTTTTGAATATTAATAGAACTGATAGAATCACCAGTTCCTTCAAGGTATGCTGCGCAACTACTCCAAGTATTTCCGCTGATTAATTTAATTGAATTCACACCTGATATTTGTAATGAGCAACTGAATAACATATTATTTAATTTACTATAAATATGTTCTTAAATAAAAAAAGTGGTACAAGACCACTTTATTCAATTACTTCATCAATTTTACTTTCCGAAACTGAGGTTATTCTCCAATCGTGAGTAAAACCTTCATATCTTTTTGTGACTTTAGCTTCCACGTCTGTCACTGAAAAACCTTTAACAAGTTTCTCTTCTCTAATTTTTTTGATTTTACCAGAATTTTCATCAGGTAAATCGTACTGAATTTTTGCTACAAAAAATTTTTCGTCCATGTTGTTATTATTTTCCTAAAAAATCGTTCAATTTTTTCATTAAGTCAAGAGACTTATCCATTGAACCTGATTCAGATTGTTGTTGTTTGTATTTTGTTTCTTCTTCTAAATTCTCTTCATACTTGTTTCTATCATTAGGATTAGAAAATAAATAAGCTCCTGGTGTTGATGGAGATGAAACTAAGTCAAAACAAATTAATTCAAAATCATCTTGAACTTCATTTCTTTCACCAACTTTTTTTAAAGAACCGACTCCTCTTGAAGAAACTCCCATTGTTACACCTTGTCTCATTAAGTTAGCTGCTTGGTCACCTTTAGTAGACACAATACCTCTTTCATGAAATCCTGGTGATGTTAACAATTTAAGTTTACCCATCAAAATATTTTTATCCCACCAAATATCAGTAATGATGTGAGATACTCTATCTAAATCAATTAAAGATGATTCAGGGTGATTTAATTCTGAAGTAGATAAACCTTTAGAAATTGCTTTTTTATAATTTTCGGCTTCTCTTTTTAAAATCCTTTCGGGATAAAATCTACCATTTCTATTTGGAGTATCGTATTTCTGAAGAACCGCATAAAATTCAAATGGATTTTTATAATCCAAATTTGCAGCTTCTTTTAAAATATCTGAATTAAGTCTATCTTTCGGAGATACGTGACCCGCATCCATTTCAATTAGTATACCATGACCAACTTCGGTAGCCTCTAAAATTCTTAAATTTTTCATCTAATCTTTTATGATAAATATACAGTATTGATAAGTTTATTCTTTTTCGTCTTTTTTTGAAATTGAAAATTCAAAATGTTTGTTTTGTATAATGTTGTTTTTAAAAATGTTTCGTACGATTTGTTTTACTGAATCTTTAATTTCATTTGATTTGAAATCTATTTCAGATATTGTAAAAAGATTTACCTCTAAATTAAAAAAGGATTTTTTTCCGTGGGATATACCAATTGTTCTTAAATCTAAATCAACAATACTATTTTCTTGGAAAATTTTTTGATTGATTGAATTGAATACGGAATGTTTAATTTCTCTATTTAAATTACCGACAATACGGTTCCAATTTTCAGTCTCATATTTTGGTGTAATCCAAGATTGGATGTTAATATAGACGGATTTTAGGTTTTTGGAATCAACTGTTCCATAGACTGATTTAATAGGATTGTATAAATTCAACTTTACACTTTTGCCTTTTTTCATTAATTTTTCATTGTTATTATGTTTATTTTCATTAAAAAATAACATATATAACTGTTAATGTCAAAAACTTTTTAACTTTTCAAGATATTTGTAAGATATGATAATAATAGAAATTAAAAATGGAGAGAATATTGAAAGAGCTCTCAAAACACTTAAGTCAAAAGTAATTAAAACAAAACAGAATCAAAAACTTCTAAGCAAAAAAGAATATATTAAACCTTCTGTTGTAAACAGAAATAAGATTTTAAAGGCGATTTATATTCAGAAAAAAAGAATATCTTAAATTGACTCTTCTAAATTTTTAAGTTTTAAAAAATTAACTTGGTCAAACTTTTCAGTCTTAAGCCTATCAATTGTTTCAGAGATTTTTGTTTTCAACTCAAACTCTTCTTCCTTATCTAAAATAGATTTTAATTTAGTAATAGTACTTTCCTTTAAGGTTTCAAACTTTGTTTCAAGAGATTTGGAATCTTCAGATATCAATTGAAAAAATTCTTTTTTAGTGTTTTCATCTAAAGTTTCAATATAAGTTCTTAAAGTTTGATTTGCAATATTAACCATAGATTTGATTGGTATATTGATTGATTCTTTAATTGTTTTTGAATTAGATGTTAAAATAGAAATTATATTTCTTTTTGATTGTATCCTCTCATGAAGATTTAATTTGTTAGTATAAACTAACGTATCAATATCAGAATATTTGTTTTCGGCTGATTCCTCCAAAGTTTTTGGAAGTTTGATAGACGGTAAAATTCTACCTAAAAGATTTACACCTTCCTCTAAAAATTCTTTCGCATCAGATTCTGATAATCCCTGAGGTGTACTTAATTGGTCATACACGGAATAAGCCTTAGAAATAGACTTATCATTCAAAACATTATGTTTGAATTCTCTCAAAGATTTCTTGAATTCTTTTTCGTTCTGATACGACTCAAGAAGATTTTTTTCAATTATGGATTTTATTTTACCGAAGGTCATCTTAACATTTTTTAATAAATATTAGGAATTTAGTAACTTATCCAATTCTTTTGAAATTTCTCCTAAAGATTCTTGTCCGTGACCTAAATCTATAAATGTTGCACCATCAATTAAGTTATTTTCAATCAACATATTTAAGTTATTTAATTTTGACTCAGGTATTGGTGGACCTTCTTCCGTAGGTGGTGGAGGTGCTTCTCCTCCTAATTCTTCACCTCCTGCTGGTGGCGGAGGTGTTCCTAAATCTCCACCTGGAGGTGGCCCTAATTCTTCTCCACCACCTGGAGTTGTTGATGCTCCTGCTGATGGTGTTGAGCCCGAAGGACTTCCGTAAAGTTTGTCAATATTATCAAAAATACCTGTCTTAGTAATAACAGTTGCTGTCGCTTTAAGCTCTTCTCCAACAGCTCTTTCAATTCTTTGTTGTTGTA